ATCGGCTAGATGTAGTGCGTCCATGTGTGTCTCCCACTAGAACTTTATACGATCTATCGGGAAACACAAGTATTTATCCCACAGGTTTAGAAAACACCCTGAAATCTTTGGGGTCTTGCTATTGAGCTAAACCTGCTAACCGTGCCGCCGTTAGCTTTTTTTAACGGCTTTCTTTTTGGCTGGGGCTTTTTTCTTTGCAGGGGCTTTTTTGGGTTTTTCGACCCACGCTTCGTTTTCTGGGGTGTTAGGGTCGTCTTTGACGAAGTGGCCTTTCGCCGTCCGCGCCCTGACTTTCTCGACTCCGCCAGTGCTATCGCCACTGCTTGCTTTTGCGGATACCCCTCCGACACTAGCTTGCTTATGTTGGAGCTTATCGTCTGCTGACTCTTCCCTTTGGCGAGTGGCAATTTTCTTCTCCTTCTCAACTTCCATCATTTTTGCGCGTACACTACTGGTCATTACTGAACTCCCTTCATTCGTGCATTGAGAGCCGCAATGTCGCGTTGAGTTTGGATTCTATCCTGTGCGACTCGTGTTTTGTCTTCTAAAGCATCCTCTTGTAGCTTTAGACGTTCTTCAGCTAGTCGCGCATCCATCATTTCGCGCTCACGCTCAAGTTCTTGCTTCGCTTCAAACTCTGAAGACTTACGCTGCATATCTGCTGCTTTTAGCTGCAACTCTTGCTGTCTGATCGCAACCAGTGGGTCTTCACCTTGAGGCATTGGCTCAACAGACTGCGTAAACTCTTCTGTAAGGTCTGCAATCAGCATAGCCGCTTGACGCTCTATCGCAGGCTGTAGCATCTGCATAGCTTCTGGATTCTGCTGAACCTCTGGTCCTGCTTGCTCCATAACCATCTGCTGCGCTTGCGCTTCTGCCAACATACCAATGTGTTCTTGGATATGCCCCTGAAGCGTTGCCATGGCCTGTGGGTTCATCTGAACAACAGGTGTGGACATCATCGCCAAGTGAGTTTCGATGTGCGCTTTGTGGTCTTGCTGTGGGAATGCCTGTGGCATACCGCCAGTCAGCGCAATCTTATTCTCCATCGCAGCGTTCATAGGCATAGGCTGTGGTGGGGGTGGTAAGATCGCGTCGATGTTATTAACGCCCAAGGCTTCGTACATCTTGCGATATGCTTGGTACAATCCTTGAGGCCCACCGTGAATTTGTGGGTTAGATTGAACAAGCTGCAATTGGGTTTGCGCAAGAGCGATACGCTGGGCCATAGAGAAGATGTTAGGGTCACTAACAGGGAGTACATCAACTCTAGCATCAAAGTCTTGCGCAAAGACTTCGGGTCCAAACTCTGTAGATGGCATATACGGATACATCTGTATCGTTTCAGCAAATACCTTCGATAGAAGTTTAAACTCGATTTTTTGCGAATAATGCATGCGCTTGTGGATCGCAGACATCACTTTCGTGCCACGTTCCATAATCGCCATTGTGGTGCCAACAGGCGTTTCACCGCCCATCTCACCAATCTTCATGTCAGCCATAGCCGCAAAGCGGCGACCTGCGTCCACAAGAGTGCCCAAAAGGTTGTAGAGAGTACCAGAAGGCTCTTTGAAGGGAAGGGGCATCAAGGAGCTTCTGATATCCGTTCCTGCAACGTCAATGTCACGGAACTCACCCGGCTGTATTGCACTGTCCTCATCACGGATACGCGCTCCACGAGCCTTGAAACCCGCAGGCAAGTTGGAGAGCGTACCCGCATCAATGAGTTGGCGCAGTATAGAGGTGGACGCTTGTGCCAACCCACCGATCATGTGAGTCAGGCCAAGGCCATAGAAACCAAGACCCGGCAAGAACTTGTAGTGAACAAAATACTGCTTCCGCTTCATCATCGGATCAGCTTCAGAATAGTTACGACGAATCGCAAGAATCTGACCTGTGTTCTCAATGAGCGTTACAATATAAGGAAGTTTCAAGCCACTTGGCGATCCTTCCTGATCCATGTCCTCAAACCCGGGCAAATCCAAGTCTGTATGAATTTCATACAGAGTTAACTCTACAGAAGCATTGCTTGGATGTACGCCTTGAATTTCATTGATAGTCTCTTGAACTTCGCTCATGTCCTCGCCAGCTTCACCATTCATTGGCAAGTCAACATCGCGATAGAAGCCTGCAAGCTGCAACTTGCGAACCTCATTTGAATCCATCTTAATTACGTGCGTAATACGTGGGCTTGTTGCCAGATCAACTGCGCCATAAGGCACAACCAAGTCTTCAGCGTGAACAAACTGACTAACCGCACGACCCTTTAGTGGATCAAAGTAAACTTTCTTAAACGTAGAGCCAATGACTGGCAGATAGAACAGCATCTGATCCATTTCAGGATCATACTCTTCCATCTCGTATGTAATCATGTAGTTCATGTAGTCTTTGACGCGCTCTGCCTGCTTTGTCAGCATTTCGCTCTGCGCACCAACAACTTGCGTTCTAATAGGACCACTGGCAGGCAACATCTCACGATACGCCTGCGCTTGAAACTGCGTTACACTTTCAGCAAGCAACGGGTGAATAACGCCAGATGAACCCTCAAACGGCTCAACACGCTCCTCATACTGCATGCCTAAAAACTCTAGACCCTTCTTGTAGGTATCTTCCCAGTCTTGGCGAGATGAAAAGTCATCATCAATATCGCCAGTCAAAGTAGATGAAATCTGACCAAGATCAGAGTCATCCATAAATTCTGCTAGGTTTGAATCAAACGCAATTGCCTGAGTTTCTTCCATCTCAGTGTATTCACCAACAATGGCAGACCCATCATCAAACTCATAAATGCCGGGAGACTGCCCCAGTTCTTCTACAAGAACATCTTCGCCCTCAATCATGGGCGGTTGCTCCATCATTCCACCCGGACCTGCATCACGTTCTATAGCCATTTTAATTTCCCTTTAGGTGTTGGAGCGAGGGTCGCTCTACCATCGCGGAGCAGTAACGCTTGAGGGAGCGTCTGCGCCAATGGGCAGGGAGATGTCCCATTGGATATCCCACGCCCCAACTTCATTAAAAGATATCCTTCGATCCGCCCTGTAGAGGCTCCATCTCATCAATATCATCGTAGTCTGTCATAGGACCGCCTGCCTCATACGCATTACATGTATTCTCGGCAGAGCAAACAAAGTCAAGTTTTGTGCAGTATCCCACACCATATGACTCGCCCATGCCTTGCTCAATGCAGTCCATCATTTCGCTACGGATGTTGTAGTATTCACAAATGCCACACTTCTCTGGTTTCTTTTCCCAGTTCTTAGGTGATGGGCCATATGAAAACTCATCCATAGCATATTGCTTGTGATCCTCGTTTGTTTCCTCATCGTGAGTCACAAGAGGACAAGCAAAATCATCTTCGTAATCGTCATCAACGACTTGGTTAATGCCAGAAGACAATTCTTCCATATCAATTTTGATGACGATATTTGCCATTATTTACATCCTGAGAATTTAGTTCCACGAATAGCGGCACCACCACCACGGCAACCGCCAACTTTTCCACCGTACTCATACTTTTCAGCAAGTCCAGAATCCATCTGACGCTGAACATTTTCTGGCAGTTTAGAAAAGCCTTTGTACTTGCTTGGGACTTTGCCACCGCCTTCCATCTTGGTGACTTTGCCGCCGTACATTTTGTTTTGAACGCTTTTCTTTTTTCTTTCTTGAACTTTTGCCTGATTTCTACGTTCCATTCTCTCAGAAAAATCGTCCGCACCGTGCTTTTCTGACATCGCTCCAGCCCAACCAGCAAGTGCTGTATCATACGCATTATATTCTTTATCATCATATTCGCGCGAAGAAGGTACAGCCGCTGCCGCTCTACGAAAAGCATCTGGAGTGCCATACTGCATAGCTCCTCCGGGCGTTTTATACATCTTTAGCGCCTTGCTTTTTTTACCACGTTTGCCGCCGCGTGTTGAACTTGCCATTAGCTCTGTCCTTTGTACTTAGGGCCACGACCATTCATAACCGCGCCACCGTTTTGCATTGCACGTACCTTGCCGCCGTACTTTTTCCCCATGACTTTCTTTGCAGCCCTTGATGCACCTCTAGCCGCTCCACCTGCAGGACTTGCCATAGAACCAAGAAGCATCAAAAGGTCTTCTGCGCTATAGTTATCAGCAGGGTCTACGCCACGAGTGCTTCCACCCTTCATGCCGCCAATACTTTTTCCGCGTGTTGAAGGACCAGTTGACGCTGCTCCCATATCTGCAGGACGTAACTTAGGACGAGGAGAAGTCGCTCTGCTCGAACCGGGGCGCAACTTAGGGCGCGGACTTACTGTGCGATTAGCCATTAGTAATACTCTCTCTTTCTTCTAAAACGAAACTCATCGTCATCGTCATAGTCGGTTGGAGTGGTGATAAAACCACCCTGTCTAAAACGCAGTATAGCCTGAGTCATCGAATCCGCCAAGTCATCATGTTCACCATTCGGAAATGCAGCGCATTCTTCCAACACTTCATCAGCAAAATTAGTCTCAGGTGCCCACACCATACCACTTTCAAACACAGGCGCACAGGCATGCATCCGCGTAAACTTGTCCGCACCACGACCCGGAGTAAACGGCGTTACAGGTATACCCATACGCCTCAACTCCTGCGTCAACGGCATCCCAGAACCCTTCTGTTCAATCAAAATCATATCAGGGTCAAACTCTTCCCACAAATCATGGGCCGCAGCCTTTAATTCAGGAAACTCCCACCTGCCCCTAACAGCATCAAGCAAGATAATATGATCCTCGCCTGTCTCCTCATGGTGAAAAACACCCCAAGTCGTTATCGCAGAGTAGTCAGCCCTGTCACTCTTACTAAACGCAGTATCGTAAGACTGAATAATATAGCTACAAGGCGGGGGATCATCCCTTTCCCACAGGTTCCACCACTCCCTTTTGATAATCGCACCCTCTTCCGCAGTAGGGTTCTGCATATATTGGGCATTCCATTTACCCACAGGGATAGAGGCTTTGACGCTCTCAAGCTCATCTAAAGACCAAAATTCAGGCCAAAGTGGACCACCTTTGGGCATAATCGCAGGAAATTCCACAACTTCCCACTTATCAGCACCTTTTTCGCTCTGCTTTTGCAAAACCTTCGCAGTCAGGTCACGAATCGACCACCGCGTCATCACAATGATAATCGCACCGCCGGGTTGCAAACGCTGTCGAGGACCAGATGTATACCACTCGTAGATGTTATCTAGCGCAGTTACACTTAGCGCGTCTTGTTCCGAGACAGGATCGTCAATAATCGCGAGATCAGCACCGCGACCTGCAAGCGCACCGCCGACACCAACCGCGTAATATTCTCCGCCACCATTCGTACTCCAGCGTCCACTCGCTTTCGCATCTGTTGCAAGACTAACTTCAGGGAAGACATCACGAAACTCCTCGCTATCAATTAAGTTCTTAACCTTACGACCAAAGCCAACAGCCAACTCAGCCGTGTGAGTCGCCTGAATAATCTTTAAATCAGGACGCCTGCCCATCAACCACGTTGGAAACAAATAACTCGCAAACTCAGACTTCGTATGTCGAGGCGGCATATTTACAATCAAACGCTTCAACTTGCCATCAGCCACATCCTGCAGCTTCTGAGCGTAAATCTTGTGGTGCCTGCCCTCAATAAACTGAGGCCAAACATGCTTCACAAAATTCATAAAGTTATCTTGCTTTTCTGACCTGTCATCTAACGTTTTAAGCCGCTCCAACATAGGAGCGACTTTCGCTAACTCTTCGTCAGTTAGAAACTTAGTAAAATCACTAAGTTCATTCATACTCTACCCCGCTAGAGCCTTTAAGAAATTATCCGCTGCGCGATTCAAACCTGCCATGCCACCACCCTGCATAGGACGGATATTAGCAGAAATCGGCGCAATATCAGGTGCAGGAACAACAACGCTTCTCAAAACCTCATCAAAGCTACGAGGCGTAATCGCAGTTGTAATCGGAGATGAAACTGTGTCAGAACCCTCTTCTTCAGCAGGTGGCTCACACATGTCTGTCTCAGGGTTGTAAACATAGTCTGGATTGTTACAAACGCCATCTACGTGGTTTTTCTCTTTCACTGCTTCATCGTCACCGCCAGTGGTTGTTTCAGTCACTCCAAAAGCCGCTGCTGCGTCATCACCACCGCCGACTTCAAATGGAACCACGCCATCTGTGATCTCAACAACATTGCCAGTCGCATCAACAAAGAACTCACGACCATCTGAGGTAATAAATCCTTGCTCTGTTGACATACCATATGGGTCTATGTTTGCAGCCGTTGATTGTGCGTCATAGACCTGACCAAAACGAACATAATCAGGTACACCATCACCATCGGCATCCTCAGCACCACCGGGCAAGAATGTAGAAATATCCTCAGCTCCCAAGACCTTATCTGCAAAAGTATCCATAGTGCTTATATCAAACCCAATGTAGTTACCCTCTTCATCAGTCTTCGGTGTCGCGCCATTCTGTAACGCATACAAATGCTGATCAATAATCGCCTGACGCTCCTCACGGCTTGCGCCACGCAACTTATCAGCCAAAGGCTTGCCAAGGCCAAGACCCAACTGACCAATAACGTTATAGAAAAAGCTCTCAACGCCAGTCGGGTCCGCCTGATCGCCAATTTGAGCCTTAATTTTCTCAACGTTTTCATCACGACGATCTACTTCAGCCTGTTTGCCAGTCTCACTCGCAGCCGCAATAACCGCAGATGTAGAACCCGCGCCCTTATCCAAGCCGCGCTTAATGCCCTCAAACTCTTTGCCAAGGTTCTCTTCAAACTGCTCACGCGTAATATTACCAGCTTGCAAGTCATTCAGACCACGGCGCTCCGCAATCAAGTAAGAACCAATTTTCTCTTGAGTACCCTCATCAAACTTAGCGTTTGGATCAACAACACCCTTGTCAATTAAGTCCTCAAGAGTTGCGCCAACAACCTGATACTTACCAGCAGGCGTAGAAATCACACCAGAACCATCCGCACGAGTCATACCACGCTGCTTATTAACGCCTTGTGAATACTCAGCGTAAGAACCCGGGCCACGCTGCTTCTGGAAGTCCAAGACCTCTTGAACAGTCATATCCGTCAGATCAACGCCAAAGCGCCCCTCTTGATTACCAAGAAGACGACCATAACCGCCCTCATCAGCCGTGCCTTCAGCACGAGCAACACGATCCTTAACATCCTGCAACGAAACCTGCGTTCCAGTGCCAAATGGG